AAGGACGGCAGGCGCACGCGCACCAGGTTGGTGCCGGCCGTGGCGAAGGCCGCGAACGCGAGCGTGCCGGTTGTGTGCACCACCTGCGCATTCGTGGTCAGGCCGGCGTCGTCTGCTGTTTCGATCGTGACCACGAGGGTCGCGTCGCTGCCGGCGTCGGTCACGAGGGTCTGCGTGTTGACGACGACCCAGAAGTTCGTCCCGAGGCCCACGTCGATGCGCGGGTTCGGCGAGAACCCGGTGGTCGAGCCACCCCCGTCCATCGTGAACAGGTCGTATACGTTCGTCGAGATTGCGGTCGCCGTGACGGCCTGCGCATCTGAAAATTCCAATTGCTTGTCGATATACATGTTATGCTCCAATCAGTTATGAAACATTGTTTCTTTAGGAGTATTTCGTGACCGAGAGACTAACTGCTAGCCATTTCCGCAAAGCCCCATCCACGCCGGAGGAAGAACTCGCCAAGAAGCGCGCTTACTACCAGCGGCCGGAAGTGAAGGCCAGATACAAAGAACGCGCGCAATCTGAGAAGCATCGGGCCTACCTTCAAGAGTATCGGAGTCGCCCGGAAGAACGGCAAAGAACAAGAGAGCGAAACCGACTGAAGTACGGGTTTCCCATCGGGATGAGCGCCGCCCTGATGACCATCCAAGGTGGCGCTTGCGCCGTGTGCCTGAAAGCGTTTGACACCTCCAAGCCCCGTAGTATTCATGCCGACCATTGCCATGCTTCTAACACGCCACGTGGACTGCTTTGCATTCACTGCAACCATGCGGAAGGGCATATACGCCGCTCCGGCCTGACCCCCAACGAGTTCGCGCAGCACCTTGTCGATTACCTCGCCAATCCGCCGGCCAACTTGTTTGAGAGTCAGGCTTGACATGGCTCAGGTGAGCGCGGTCTCGGTTTCTAGGATGCGATCGACGGTGCAGATGCAGGTGCCGAGGCAGGTCAGGTCGCCTTGCGTGAAACCCGCATCGACCGTGCCGTATTGCTGGAACCCGGCCTGGATCGAGAGGACGTTCTGCGACTTGTCGAGCGCGCCGACGGCGAGCATTTCCTTCACTGTGCGGCTCGCGTAGAACACCGCCTTGCCCATGCCGCGGAAGGGGATGCGGGCCAGCGCCTTGACCATCAGGCGNGGGAGCCAGGTCGCCGCGGTGTTGGCCTGCGTTCCGCTCTGCGCGAGCATGTCGGTCATCGAGATGTTCGCGATGCGCACGACATAGCGCCAGTCCTTGACGTGGAGGCCGCACTTCCACTCCCAGCGATCCATATAGGCGCGGTAGCGATTGCCCGCCGGGTCGAACGCGTCGCCGAGGCCGAGGTCTTCGTGCTGCAGGCCAGCGGTTGAGCCCTTCGGATAGATGCCGTGGATCGTGTTCTTTCCCCACACGACCAGCCAAACCGAGGTGCAGTTGCCAGAGCCTCCGGCCGAGATCACGTTCTTGGCGATCTCGGAGGTGCTGGTGTTGATCGTGTTGTAGCGCACGGCCAGGCCGTTGAACTGCTCGGGGTTGATCGAGGCGTCGCCGTAGATGAGCGCCTGCGCCATGCTCTGATTGATGCCTTCGACCACTGCCGTCGCTTCATCGAGGCGGAAGTCGGAGGTGTTGCCGTTCAGCTCGGCGACGGCCTTGTCCACTTCGCTGCGATCTTCGAGCAGGCCGACCGAATCCTCGACGGTCGCGCGCAGCGACTTGGAGGGCGGGACGCCCTGGTACATCTTGCGCCAGATCGGCGTTGGCAGACCGGTGCGGATCGCGCCGCGATGGCCGGTAGCGAGATTGCCCTCGACCCACGGCATGTCGGTCAGGATTTCGTTGGTTTGCGACAGCAGTTCCGCGACCTGGGCGATCTTGCCCTCGGGATCGGTTGCCTTCGCGATATCCAGCAGCGTGACAGCGCCGGACTTGAGCGGGAGGGTAGCCATGACGTGTTACCTCGTGGTTATGTTTGGCTTGTGGGATGGTCGAACAGTTTCGCGGCGGGGGAAACCTTCGCGCCCGAGGCAGAGCCAGGAGCGAGCGTCTTGTCCTCCTGCAGCGCAAGCCCGACGCGATGACAGAACCGGAGCATCTCGGGGTGATTCCCGAGGCCGGTCTCGTTCAGCAGGGTGGTCAGTTCGGGCGATCCGAACGCCTTCAGCCCGGTGATGGCGGTGCCCACGTTCTCGGTGAACTTGGCCCCGCCGATCTCCGCGTCGTTGCGCGCGTCCTCGCCCCACTTTGCAACCTGGTCAGCGAATGCCTTGCCATTCTCGGCCTGCATTTCGGCGTAAACGCTCACGAGTTTCTGAGCCTGGGTCTGATCCAGTTTCAGTTCTTGCGCGAGCGGCGTGAACTTGCCGAGCGCGGCCTCGTCGAGCGTGATGCCTTCGGGCAGGTCGAACGCGGTGTATTCGATGGGCTTGCCGTCGGCATTGGTATCGGCCACCTTGTCGGAAGCCTTCCCATCACCCTCGACCTTGCCATCCCCTGCGGCCGCGTCTTGCGTTGTGGTGCCTTCGCCCTGTTTCCCCTCGGTCGTGAGCAGCGTATTGCCGCCTGCGACCGTGGTGTCGACAGTCTGCGTGTCACCCGTTGTCGCTTCGGTGTTCCCCTGCGCGACTTCGTTCTCACCAGCCATGTCACTCTACCTCGTCATTGTGGGTTGTGGGTTGCTCTTTGCGCAAGCGGTCAGCCTCGCGGGCCTCGCGCTCCATTTCCTGATACTGCTCGAAGCAGTGGGCATGCACGTCGCCGAACAGGTTCAGCCCTATCAAGCGCTTGCCGGCGTGCAGGTGAATCTCGGCGCTCGGTGTCCAGCCAAGCTGGAAGGTACCGCACTCGCCAAGCAAGCGCCACACGAAGCGGCGGCCAGCGGGCGAGGACATGACATCCACCAGGTCGGCGATGCGCTCGCGGTCGGCTTCGATCTGCTCGGGGGTGCGTGGGTTGGTCATGCCGGCATCGCCCCCGCTACATTCCCGGCCATCTTCGACATCACCGACTCGTCAGGCGCAGGCGTGCCGGCCAGCTTCGTCACCGCGCCAGCGGCGTCGGCCATCGGTTTCGCCATCGCCGCCATCTGCTCCATCTGCGCGCGCTGGGCCTCGCCCTCGCGCTTGGACGCAACGTCGTCGTCAGAACGGATGATGCGCGGAGACACGCCGAGCATGTCGCCGGTCTCGTCGATTACCTGGTCGAAGTCGATCTTGTCCATCGACGAGGGGTTGACCGCGAACACCTGGCCGGCGCGCGCGAGGAAGTTGTCGAGGCCAGCGAGCGCGACTTGCTTCTGCGCCTGGGCAAGAACCGAGATGTATTCGGTTTTNANCGTCTGCCCCTGCAGCGGCTCCGGCGCGGCGGCGATCAANCCCTTGCGCAGCATGATNCCGAATGTGCGGTCGATCAGGCGGTTCAGGAACTCGCTGTTCAAGCGCTCCAGCACCGGCCCGAGCATCAGCAACTTTTCTTCGTGCCGCTCGTCGATCTCGCGCGCGGTGATCTGCCGGCGGTCGGAGTTGGCGAGCATGAGGAACANGTCNGCGTACATGAAGCGATTCACNCGGTCGCGCAATTCCTGCTCGTCCTGCAGCAGCGGGCCGAGNACTGTCGCGTTCGGTTCGTGCGCAGGCGTGATGCCAGGCCTCNGGCCTGCGTTCTGCGAGTAGTAGTTGACCCCGCCGGGNATCGAGGCNACTCCNGCGTTGCGCATCTCGACNGGNACATTCAGCGGCGGGTCGACCATCTTGTCGATCGCCAGCGCTTTGCGGCGCTCCTGAATCTGCAACGCCTTGGCGTCGCCGAGCGCGTTCATGGCCGGCGAGGTGCCGTAGGAGTCGCCGCCAAGCACAGACCAGCGTGCGGCGAGGATCGGGTTCTCGCGATAGCCTTTCTCGCGCAAGATCAGGTCGGTGCGTGCCGCCCGCTCGTAGTAGATCGAGCGATACGGCATGCCGCGCTTGTCGGCTTTGGTCTTGTCCTGATCCTCGTTCGGCTCGATCGCATGGACAACCTCGATCCAGGCCTCAAGGTTGCCGGACTGGTATTGATTCTGCACGGCAGTCGAGCAGTTCTCGAACTTGAACTCTTGCACCACCTGCCGCACGGTCATCTTGAANTCGCGGTACAGCGTGTCGACGCGNCCCTTTGAGTCGAGCCCGAAGTAGNACTCGCCAGCGGTNAGTGTGCGNAACACAACGACGTTATCGCCATCCTCGTCGGCCAGCATGACGGCCGANCCGAACGTGCCAATCTCGTCGTAGAACGCATGCGCGGACTCGTAGAAATTCGANCGCGCCAGCACGTCGNGCATGTNGCGGTCGATGTCGGNGAGCCAGGTCTTAACGTCCTGCTGTTCGCGNAGCACCGGGTCNGCGATCGTGTTGCGGAACCANGGGCGAGCCGGCGAGGTGATGCCAGCCATCATGCCGGCGCTCAGGGTCTCGCGCGCACTGATCGGCGTGCCGTCGATGATCTTGGTGTGGCGCTTGTCGCCCTTGTTGTATTGGTCTGA